CCGCCCCCTTTAGGGCGTCGTCCACCGCTTCGGGGGTCCATAGCTCAGTCGGTAGAGCAACTGACTTTTAATCAGTAGGTCGCTGGTTCGAGCCCAGCTGGACTCACCATTGGAACCGTTGAAATCAAACGGTTTTCTTATGGCGGGCGCGCGTCGTTTCGACATGCGTTTCGACCGTCATTTCGACAAATCAAGCCTGTTCGCTAGATGTTCCTGGCCCAGAAGCCTGGGGCAGCAGGTCCTCGACAATGGTGATGACGGCCCTCGTGCCGACGCGATATGGCGGGCTTCCCTCGGTCGCATCTACTAGGTCGACTTTGAAGCTGACCCCAGGCTTGCCGATCCGCGGCTTGTAGTTTTCGACCATCCCGGCCGCAGCTGTAGCAATTAGGAGTTCCAGCTCCTTGTGATCCAGAATGATCCTGTGTGACCGGGTGTGCGCCTCGGTCGTTATTGGCCGTCCCATATTAATCCTCCTTCGGTTCGCGCTCACCGAGCGCCTGGACATGCTCACGGCGCTTGAGGGCAATGCGTCGCCCCTTTTCCGCCGTGGCCTTGTTGTAGGTTTGCGTCTGGGCCAGCGTCTTGTGGCCGGAGATCGGGCGGACGTCGGTTTCGCCAGCGTCGCCGATCTCGGTGATGCCGCCATGGCGGAACCCGGTGAAGGTCATCTGCTTGGGCAGACCAGCCTTGTCGCAGATCCGGCGATGGACGGTCGACATCCACCGCGGATCGAACGGCCGGCCGGTGCGCTCGTCCAGGATCATCGCCCCGGTCGGCTGGCCATAATCGTCGCGCGCCGCCCGCTCGCGGAGCGTCATCAGCTCCGCTTCAAGGTCAGGATATAGCTGGACCGTCTCCCCTTCCACATCGATCGTCAGGTCGAGCCAGACAGGGTTGCCCGTCTTGCGCTGGATCAGCGCCAGTGCGACGCCCGGCTTGTAGACCGACCATTGCAGCCCCGCCGGCGGTTCGCGACCATCCGTCACCGCCTCCTCATCGGGCCAAAAGCCAAAGACGTGGCTGACACGCTGGCATGCTTCGAAACAGAGCGCGGCGGCAGCGGCCATGTTCTGATAGCCCATCGCCCGGGCGGTTTCCCGATAGCTGTCATATTCGGCGCGGCTGGTCGGCCGATTCTCGCCTGCTGGCGTGCTCTTGATCCCCATGCCGGCGAAAGGATTGTCCTTCACGCCCGTGGTGCGCTTGTGGCGCGTCGCCCATTTCCAGACGAGGCGGCAGACCTGCATGGCGTATGACGCCTCGCGCTCGCCCTTCTCGATCCTCAGCTTGGCATAGAGGGCGTCGGCGCTCTCGCCGTCCATGCTCGACGCCATGCGATGGCCGAGCTTGCCACCGGCGCGGGTCGGATAATCCACCAGCACGTCCATCAGCCGGCGATAGTCGCGCTGCGTCTTCGGCTTGTTCTTCGTGAAGCGCTCCTGCTGGCGATACCAGTCGAACAGCCACGCGATCGATCCGGGCTTCAGGGTGCGGCGCTCCGCGCCCAGGCGCCATTCCTTCAGCGCATCGTTGAGCGCTTCCGCTTTCTCTACCGCCGCGTCGTGACTTGTGCCCAGCGCGCAGGAATGGAGCGGGCACGGNTGGCCGTGNCGCANGGCNGGCNCCCGCTTNCCNGTCTTCGGATCCTTGGCGGTCGCCCANCCGGGCAGCTTCCAATAATAGGCATGCTCTCCCGACGCCAAGCGCACGCGGGTGACATAGGCCGGCAGTCTGACGATCGCCTTTCCCATCAGAATTCGATGCCCCCCTTACCCTCGCTGCCGAACAGGTCGGCGAGCGCGGCATCTAGGTCGGCGCGCAGGGCGAGCATCGAGCCGCGCGGCCCGCGGGGGCGGAAGCGGACGCGGCCGGCGCGCTCCCATTCCTTCATCTGGTCGCTGCCGACGCCGGTATAAGCGAGCGCCCAGTCGCGGTTCATTGCCGCCGGCCAGTCGGGCAGCTTTTCAAGCGCGAGGCCCATCAGACGAGGCTCCATGGTTGCAATGTTCGGCTGTAGGGCAGCATTAGCGGGTGGCAGGGGTGGCCATCCTTGGCTGGCGCGCCGATCGACATCGGCTCAAGGTGCATGGCCCGCGCGATACGGTCGACTTCGCGCCACTGATCGCGCAGCCGGCGCGGCAGCTTTCCGGCCGGCCCCCAGGCGAAGATGCACCGCTGCGCATCAAGGAATATCTCGCAGAGCCTATAGCCATTGTCCGATCCGACAGGATCGGCAGCGTCGGCCAGCGCACGGACGTCAGTCGATCGATAGGCGAAGAGATTGCCGACGATCAGCCGGCCCCAGCCGTATCGCGCGCCGAAGCCGAGCAGCTTGCGGATGGTGGCATCATCCTCGGTCGCATCAGCCGTCGACGGATTGACCATGACGATCGCGGTTGCGCCTTCGCCAGGTCCATCGCGCTCCAGGCGATAGCGATAGGTGCCGCATGGGGAGATGATCGCGCTCACAGCGGCTCCCCCAAATCCCACATGGGCCGCAGGTCCGCCTGCTCGCAAATGCGCGGCGTCAGCACGCACAGTTGAAACACGGGATGGGCCCGGCCCATGATGCCGAGGCGGATCGCCCCGCCGGCATTGAGCGCAGCCAGATCTTCCGGAGTTGGCTGGTAGACCGAATACATGAAGTTCTGGCCCGACAGCACGTCGACCGCGTCGGTTACGAAGATCGTGCCGACAGCGCCGTCCAATTCAGCATCCCAGTTCGCGGGCGCGCCGATGCGTCGCGCGCCGGGGAAGTCACACGCCTTCACCTTGCAGCCCTCCCTATGATGATGTCCCGCAGCGCGGCGCCGAAGGGCGTCAGGTTCACGACGCCATTGCCGCCATGCTCGAACGGCCGGTGCGGGCCGTCCATCATGATCCCGCGCTTCACCAGCGCCATGCAGGTCTGGAGCGCCACGCCGCGCGTCTGGACGCGATAGGTCCAGCAGCCCGGATGACGGCGCAGGCGCGCGAGCAGCTTCGTCTGGACCGGCGACAGGGATGCGATGACCATGTCGATCGCCACCGCGCCCAGGCCCGCGCCAGCGCAGAAGGCGGCGCGCTCGGCCGCCTGATGCTCGCCGGGATAGAGGTGGTCGGCGGCATCGGCGGCGCTGATCGCCGCCGGGTCGAGTGGATCGGGCATCATGCCATCCTCTCCGGAACGATACGCACGCTGGCACTGTAGCTAAGGCCGAAGGCCTTCTGCTGGTCGGCAGCATTTAAACGGCGAAGCATCGCTCGCTTAAGCCGCTGTTCGCACATGAAACGTCGCGCGGTTTTCACGGTGCCTCCCCTCCAATTTGTCGGCATAAGCCCGCCGCCCGGCCCACGGATCGGTTGGATAGGCTCCCCAGATGTCGCGCTGATCCATATTGACCCGGTATCGATGCCCATTCTGCGCCAGGCTCGTGCTGTCTGCGCTGATGAATGGGTAGTCGAAAGCAACCGCTGTCCCGCGCAACATGTGCAGCGGGTGCCATCGATTGCCCATGAGCCCGGCAACCTTGTCCATCACGCGGCGGTAGTCCCAGCACCCGACCGGGTGCCTCTTTGGATCGCCGATCCATCCTATGCAGACGCGAGGAAAACGATCGCACAGGCGCGCCAGTCGATTTATGGAGCCGTCCATGTGCCAGACAGGGGCGCCACGCGAAGGTCCGAATGGCCAGTCGTTTAACAGGCCATCGTTGAACTGCGATGGCGCTCCAGGACTGTCGGGCATGATCGCCCAGCGACCCGGCTGGCAGATCAGCGGCTCCAGCCACTGATAATAGGCGAGCCACCAAGCAAGTCGATCGAACTCGTCCCATTCGCGCCCGGCGCGCAGGGCCTTCATCCAGAAGCTGAATGCGCCGTGATCGAAACATGAGCTGCGGGCAAATTGCCAGCAGCGCCTCCAAATTGTCCGGTCGGAAGAATGACACACAGGCAGCGCGGCCTGGCATAATCGCCTGGAGCGCCGCGGCCGGCGTCATTGGCGTGCCATGATAAATGATCGGAGCCATCAATCCGGCCTCCCGATCATCTCGTTATGCACATGCACGATCGCGCTGATCGCGGCGGTGGCGGCGTCATTGTCGCCGAAGCTGACCAGCACCGTTCGGTCGGCCGGATCGTCATCGGCCAGGGCGACGATGTGCAGCCCCCTGCCCTGCCACACCTCGCGATCCTTGAGCTCGGCCGGGTGGCGGTGGCTTTCCGCCCAGCGCTTGCCCCAGTGGGCGCGCAGCGCGTCGCAGGCGACGTCGAACGGGTCGGGCTCAATCTGGGGCACTCCCTGCTCCGCGCACAGCTTGCAGAGCGCCGCCTTGCGCGGGCAGACGACATAGCGGCCATCATGCTGCCTGATCGCGTGCGCAGGGCCGTATTTGCCCATAACGATGGTGACGCGGTCGGCCGGGTCGAGATCGCCGCCGAATTTCATGCCGGCGGCACCTCTTCAGGCCCGCTCACGAAGTCGAGTTGCGCGCCGCCCAGGTCACAGCATTCAGCGAACCACCGCCGCAACGTCGCCGCCAGGCGCTTCTCCAGATCGATCGCGTGTGGCCCGTCGATATGGCCCCCATCCCAGCCGTCCTCACCCCAGCATTCATCATCCTGAAGCTGTTCATGGATCTGCGCGGCGTCAAAGATGTCGAATGCGGGCACGAGCCGGCGGGCTTCGATAATCCACACCGTTTCGCCCGGCATATCGGCCCGGGCCGCTGCGATCGTGCTTTCGCGATCCGCGCCGCCCTTTCTCCACCACTCCGCGTCGAAGTGCCCAGCATAGAACCATGCAGTGGGGTTGCTGATCTCGGGCTCAGCATCGGCCAGGGCATTGTTTGCGAGATCGGCGAAGCGCTGATTGGTGGCAGCTTTCTCTTCCTTCCCGGCCTTGCGATGTTCCTCGGCGTAGAAGGCGAACTGGTCACTGCATTGGGCAAGGGCTTCAACAAGCATCTGCGTGTTCATGGCTCGATCCCCGGATTTGCAACGCGCACATCGACGTCCATGCCGATTGCCGACTTCACCGCGTCGGCCACTGCGCTGGCGTCGATGGTCACCGGCGCGGTCGGCGCGGCGACGTTGATACGCGCGACGATGCTGGGTGCTTCGAACAGCGCGAGGGGCAGTGTCAGCCTGACATTGATGCCGCGCTCGCCGCGGCTAAGCGCGGGTTCGCCCGCTGTCAGCTTGACGGAAGGGCGGCGGTTCCAATTGCGGCTGTCGCCAGGATGGATGGTCAGCCAGCAGTCGATGTGGACGGCATCATCGCCAATATGGCCAAAGCGCGCGGGTGCGTTCATGCGGCTGCCCTCCCATCGAAAGACACATGTCTCCCGTCAGGGCAGACCATCTCCAGCTCATGAGGGACGCGGCGGCATTCGGCTTCCGCTTCGGCCTTCGTGTATCTGCCAGCACCGGCGGTGTCGGTCGAATAGCCTGCATATTGAGAGCGATAATAGGCGCGCTTATCCCGCGCCCAGATCATGAACGTCTGCTCAGTTCCGAAGATGATCGTCTTGAGTGTTTCGGCGCGTCGATAGTCCATGCGCTGGACGGCGGTTTGGAGTTCCTTTTCGAGGCGGCTGCGTCTGGCGCGGGCGTTTCGCTTGGTGCGCAGGTCGCAAGGGACATTTGCGAAAATATCGGAACAGCCTTTGTTGAACAGCGCCCCGCCAGCTATCACCCACCACATGCTGTTGAGGTTGCAGAAGGCTTGGCCGCGCAGCATGCGGCCTTTGCTGTCTGGTATCCAAACCGTCTGACCCTGTTCGAGCAAATGCCCGTCAGCTGACTTCCGGTTGTAATCATATTTGCAGACCGGACGGCCCAGCTCCTTGTCCGAATGCCAGCTGTCGGCATAGCCCTTTTGGATGCGCTCCATCGGCGACAGATTTTCGCCGCCGCGCCGTTTGACTTCCACGGGCGCAAGGCTTTCCAGCCAAGCAACGATCCGGCGGAATTCCAGCTCGACGCGCAGCCGATCAAGCTTGCTCATCCGCGCCATCTTGTCGAAATCGTACCGTCTGCCGTTTCGATTTTCCTGCTTGGCGGTGGTCGACCAGAAATCCACCTTCACCACGCGCCCTGAGATCTCGATGTCGCAAAGAAGGGTGCCACGAGCGCCCACGCGACGGTCTGGGCTTAGACACCGATAATGGCGGTGCACCTGATCGTTTCGACCGATCGCCCAGCCGCGCTCGCGCATCTGCCGTATAAGCGGGCCATAGATCTCGGCCCGAAACGTGCTGTCGGCCGGGTCATCCTGCCAAATGCCAATGTGGCTATCGTGGATGATGATGTTGATCGGCTGTCTCATTGATCATTCTCCCGCGCACACGGCGCGATGCCGGCGCAGTCGCTTTGGCAGGACGGGCAATCGCATTCGTCGCCCGGATCGGATTGCATGGCGGATCGACCGGCCTCGACGGCCGACCCGCGCGGGAGGGATGGCGACCCCGGGGAGAGGGGTTCAGGGTCGCCCGAGGCTCCTGCCTGGCGCGCCGCCAGGGGGATAACAGCGCGGTCAGGCAGTGGGGAACGCGACGCCGCGGCGCGGGCGCGCAGGAAGCGGCTGAAGGCGGTGGCGGACATGTCGATCATCGGACTGCCCTCCACAGGTTGCGCCACCAGCGGCGGCACGGCTGGGCCATGGGCAGGATCGGTCCGCGCATGCGCTCGGCCTGCCATTGCGTTTGCGGCGCGACGATGAGCGGATCGCGGCCGCGGCGATGGTGGCGCGCCGTCATGGGCGATCCTTCATCAGCAGCGCGTCGATCATCTTGTCGGCATAGAGCTGGAACTGGCGCACGATCAGCGCGAGCGAGGACAGGCCCGCGAGCGTGATCAGCGCCTTGCCGGCGAAGTAGACGCCGGCGCTCACAGCGCCACGTCCAGGTTGCCGAGGTCGTCATAGTCGATGACGTCGAACCGGGGAACCGCAGGCGCAATGGCGGCCGGCCGGGGTGCGGCGGGAGCGCCCTGCTCCAACTGCTCGGCGGCGCGGATCATGCGGCTGGCGCCGTTCAGCAGGAAGTCGCGGGCGGTGACGGGATCGGAGGCGAACAGCGCATGCGCCTCACCAGCGTTGAAGCGCGCAATCTTGATCAGGTCATCGACGCTCAGCGGGCTTTCGCGACGCTGCAAATGCTCCAGCCGGGACAGCGTCAGAGCGGCGGCCGAACCCACGGAATAATGCGGGACACGCATGGTGATCTCCCCGCCGTCTTGCGACCCGGCGGGATGCGCGGGTGATCAGGCGATGGAGATAGTTAGTAGGATACTTCCCACGTTGTCAATCATAAAGTAGGACGTATCCCATCAGTCGTCAGGATAGATCTCGTCCGGATACCAGCCATCGTGATCCGGCGGCTCCTCGGCGCGTCGCCGCTGGTGAGGAATGACAGGCTGGTCGCCAACGTTATCAGGAAGCTGAGGGGGCTCTCCATCAAGGCCGAGCCTGATCACCGCCCCCTCTTCGTGCGCGCACTGAAAAATCGCGCCGGTGATGCGCCCGCGTGAAAGATAGCTGCGGATCAGCTGGCACTGGAAGCCGCGCACATAGCCGATCTGCACGCCGCGCGCGCTGAACACGGCCACCGCCTGGGGATCGACCGGGTTCTTGGGTTCGGGGACGAGGTGCACCTCCTCGCCCGGATGTGACCAGAGGATTTCCGATCGGCGGTTCGACTTATCCTTGTTCGGATGGTCAGCGCCGACGATGATGAGGGACATGCCGTCGGTCGACATCTCTACGCCCGAATTACACCAGCGATGGCATCCCACTTCCTCTTAAAGAAGCCCGGTGGAGCGTCCCAATTCTTGTCGTTTTCCCACCGAACAGCCGTTTTCTCAAATTCAACAAAGGCCTTTGGATTGCCGTAGGTTACCCTTGCCGCTTGAATGTAGGACTTCGTGGCCTCATAGTCCTTCGTGAAAGTGGTGTTGAACCAACGACGATATACACATTCGTCGATCACTCCCTCCGCGATGGCCACCGACGTCAATTCGTGGAGATTGAGAACTTTTCGCAATGTCTGCGCTTCAGGCGTATTTTTCTGATCGGAAGTGCCGAAAGTGGCGAGCTTAACCGTCCCAGCCTTCAATTCATTGAAAGCCGCCCGCGCCTCGATCAGTTCGCGGTCACTCTCTTGATGGAGAATAAGATCCATCGTGTTTCGCCGAAGACTGTTAGCTCGGCCGGACCGGATCACCCGGAATGCGGCAACAGCAGATAAAACTACGGCTCCGTTTTGTATGTCGGAGCCGTAGGTGTGCCAAAAATTAAATAGCGTGGTAAGGAGGGGCATTCAGTTAGCCGCCAACTCCTTCGCGCTTCGATTTCATGATCATGTCGCTTCTCCCACGTTGCGGTCACCTGACGATGACCTAAAAACTGTTAATGGCCGGTGTACGATCCAAACGTGCCAGCCAGCCGTTGGTTCATGAGATAGCGGTTTGGCGTTGTGATTTCAATTGCGGCCGGCCGCGCGGTTCAAAAATTTGCATCTAAAAAACAACGCGTTAACCCGACGAGAAAGAAAATATTTCGTTTCGACATTTGCCGTGCCTTTGGCGGCGAATCAATCTGGCGCGTTGCAACCAGTTGGAGCCCGGCCACACCATCAGTGCCGGCGGCCGGACCAGACCACCCGGCCGATGATCCGCACATCCTCGATCGGCACGGTGCGGTTCGGGATGGCCGGATTGTCGGAAATGATTTCCACCTTGCCCTTTTCGGCCGGGCCGACGCGCTTGACCGCGCCGCCGCCCTGCAGGCTCATCGCCCAGATGCGATCCCATTTGTTGAGCTGGTTCTGCATCGTGTCGATGACGATCATGTCGCTGTCGAGCAGGGTCGGCTGCATGCTGTCCCCCACGCCGTCTGCCACGACCAGGCGATGCGCCGGCGACGGGCTGATCAGGCGCAGCAGGTTCGCATCGAAGTCGATCGTGCCTTCCTCGACATAGTCGTCGAGGTTCGTGCCATCGCCCATGGCGAAGCCCAGGTTGATGCGTTTGAGGGAAATTGTGCCGTCGCCATCGGCTGACCCGATAGTTGGCTCTACATCCGGCCGCCTCACACCCTGACCGTCAATAGGAAGCGGCTGGACTACTTCACCCTGCGCAGCCCGCGTCAGAAGCGAAACGGGCTGATCCAGCGCCGCCGCCATATGCGTCAACATGGCGACGCTCGGTCGCAACCCCTTCCCGCGCGAAAGATCGTAAAGCGGCTTCCCCTTGGTGCCCGCCATCTTTTGGATCAGACCATCATAGTGGTCCCGAGCCCGCGGCGCTTGCTCGATCGCCAACCTGACGAACGATTGCAGCGGTGTTTCTTGCGATCCTGTCATGTGGGACGCATCCCACAAAACGCCTTTCGCCGCCATGCTGGGATTTATCCCACCTTTAGCGCTTGACCGTGGGATATGTCCTACGTTATGCATCAACCATGCTCCAGGAAGAACCCCTTTTGGAGACCGTTGAGCGGTTTGTCGCGGCCAGCGGTTTGTCCGAAATAACGGTGGGCCGAAAGGCTTTGAACGATCCGCATTTCGTTCGGCAGTTGCGGGCTGGACGGCGCTGCTGGCCGGAAACGGAAGAGAAGGTTCGAGCCTTCATCCGGGACAATGCCCCCGCCCTTTGCACCATCTGCGACCTGCGGCTTGAGGATGCGACGATCCGCGCCTGCGGGCAGCGCGATTGCCCGAACGCCCAGAAGGATGCCGCCTGATGTTTTCCCTGTTTCATGAGAAAGGCCCTAAGGCATGAGCGCGCCGCACATCCACGGCACCCGCCGCTCTTTTTCCGTTTCTGCCGCGTTGCAGCAACTGGGGGACGATCTGGCGGCGATCCGCAAGGAGGATGGGCTGACGTGGAAGGACGTCGGCCGGGTGCTGGGCAAGAGCGACGATCGCGCGAGCGATTACGCCAATGCGATATCGGAAATGCCGGTCAGCGCCTTCCTGCTGGGCTGCCGCGAATGGAACGGCCGGCTGGGCAATGGCGTGATGGGGATGATCGGCCAGAAGCTGTCGCCCGTCGATGCCGAAGAGATCAGCGACAGCGACAAGCTGTGCCGGATCCTGAAGCTGGCGCATCTGCTGAGCCAGGCGCTCAACGACGATGTGACGCCGGGCGCGGTCGACAATGAAGAGCTGACGCACATCGGCCTGGCCGCGCTGGACGACGCCGCGCGCGGCATCGATGCGCTGCGCCATCGGCTGATGAGCCTTTCCAAAACCGAGCAGACGGCCCTGCGCGCCGTCGGAGACTGAACCGAGCGGGCCGGGCGGCCCAGGAGTGAAACCATGAACAGCGCGATTGACGCGGCGCCGGTTGAAGCCGGTTCCGCGACCGATGACCTGCACCCTGATTACCGCGCCTTCCTGGAGGCGAAAATCCCGCTGGCGCAGCCGGCCGGCTTTCCCTGCGACCTGGACGAGGTGCCGACACATCTGGCCGACGGCCGGCCGATGAAGGAGCATGTCCGCCATATCGTCCGCTGGGCGGTCGAGGGCGGCCGGCGCGGGCTGTTCGAGAGCTTTGGCCTGCACAAGACGATGCAGCAGCTGCTGATCGGATCGCTGATCTGTGCCAAGGCCAACTGCTGGGGCATCATCGTGCTGCCGCTCAATGTGCGGCGCGAGTTCTTCTACGATGCCTCGCTGCTCGATATCCCCGTCGCCTTCGCGCAGTCGGATGCCGAGATCGAAGCGATCCTGTCTGACGCCGCCATGCGCTGCCAACCGCGCGGCCGGCCGATCATCCTGACCAATTACGAGAGCGTTCGCGAAGGCAAGATAGACGTCAGCCGGTTCGGCTTCGCCAGCCTGGACGAGGCGGATGTGCTGCGATCCTACGGGTCGAAGACCTATCAGGAGTTCCTGCCGCTGTTCGAGGCGGTGCCCTATCGCTTCGTCGCCACCGCGACGCCCGCGCCCAACCGCTACAAGGAGATGATCCATTATGCCGGGTTCCTGGGCATCATGGACACCGGCCAGGCCCTGACCCGTTTCTTCCAGCGGAACAGCGAGAAGGCGGGCGACCTGACGCTCTACCCGCACAAGGTGGATGAATTCTGGACCTGGGTGAACAGCTGGTCGGTGTGCATCCAGCGCCCGAGCGACCTGGGCTTTTCCGACGAAGGCTACGACCTGCCGCCGATCACCGTGCGCTGGCACTGCGTGGAGGCGGACATCGCCAGCGCGGAGCCGGAAAGCAACGGCCAGGGCCGCCTGATGCGCGATACCGCCATGGGCGTGGTGCAGGCGTCGCGCGAAAAGCGGCGCACGCTGGACAGCCGGATCGCCAAGGCGGCCGAGATCGTCGCCACGGCCCCCGACGATCATTTCATCATCTGGCATGACCTGGAGGATGAGCGCCGCGCGATCGAGGCGGCCCTGCCCGCCTGCGAGACGGTTTACGGCACCCAGAAGCTGGCCGTGCGGGAGGATATTGTCGGCCGGTTCGCCGACGGCGCGCTGCCGCTGATTGGCGCAAAGCCGATCATGCTGGGCGGCGGCGTCAACCTGCAGCGCCATTGCCACCGCGCGATCTTCGCCGGGGTCGGCTTCAAGTTCCGCGATTTCATCCAGGCGATCCACCGAGTGCAGCGCTTTGGCCAGGCGCATCCCGTGGAGATCGACATCATCCATGCCGAGACGGAAACGGAGGTCGTGCGCGAGCTTCAGGAGAAGTGGGCGCGCGATGACGAATTCCGCGCCACCATGTCCGACCTGATCCGGCGCTATGGCCTCAATCACGCCGCCGCCGCGGAGAATGTGAAGCGCTCCATCGGTGTCGCCCGGCAGGAGGCTGCCGGCGCCAATTGGCGGCTGGCGCATAATGACTGCGTCGCCGAGGCGCAGCGGCTGGAGGAAGGATCGCTGGACCTGATCGTCACGTCGATCCCCTTCAGCAACCACTATGAATATACGCCGAGCTATAACGACTTCGGCCACACCGACGACGATGCGCATTTTTTCGCGCAGATGGACTATCTGACGCCCGCGCTGTTCCGCGCGCTCGCGCCCGGCCGGCTGGCCTGCATCCATGTGAAGGACCGGATCCTGTTCGGGTCGGTCACCGGCGAAGGCGTGCCGACGGTCAACCCGTTCCATGCCAAGTGCATCGATCATTATATGCGCCACGGCTTCCAGTTCATGGGCATGATCACGGTCGTCACCGACGTCGTGCGGGAGAATAACCAGACCTATCGGCTGTCCTATAGCGAGATGCTGAAGGACGGCACGAAGATGGGCGTGGGCAGCCCGGAATATGTGCTGTTGATGCGCAAGCCGCAGAGCGACAGGAGCCGCGGCTATGCCGATCGGCCGGTTGCGAAGGACGCCGGCGATTACAGCCTGGCGCGCTGGCAGCTGGACGCACATGCTTTCTGGCGCTCCAGCGGTGAGCGGCCGCTGACTATCCCCGAGCTATGGGAGGTTGAAGAGCGGTTCGCGCATATGGCCGTAGGCAAGCTGGCCAAGCGGTTTCGCGAAGAAAGCCGCGACCTGGTCTACAGCTTCAGGGCGCACAAGGAGATCGGCGAGACGATCGAAGCCCGCGCGGGCAATGACGCGCGCGGCAAGCTGCCCCGCACCTTCATGGCGCTGGACCCGGGCAGCCACCATCCGGACGTTTGGGACGATGTGGTGCGGATGCGCACGCTCAATGCCGAGCAGGTGCAGAAGGGCCGCGAAAAGCATGTCTGCCCGCTGCAGTTCGACATCGTCGACCGGCTGATCGAGCGTTACTCCGCCAAGGGCGAGCTGGTCTATGATCCCTTCTGCGGCCTGGGCACGGTGCCCATGCGCGCGATCATGCTCGGCCGGCGGGGCGCGGGCAGCGAGCTCAATCCCGATTATTGGGCGCACAGCATCAGCTATCTGCGCGAAGCCGAGGATCAGATGGCGGTGCCGTCGCTCTTCGACCTGCTCGACATGGAGCAGGATGCCGGCCGGGAGAAGGCGGCATGAGCGGGCACGCCATCACCGCGCCGGCCAGGGGAAAGCGGACGCCGCAGCAGCGTTTGCGCGACGATCGCTTGTCCAAGATGTTTCGCGCGCTGGAACGGGCCGCAAATAGCGACACGCCGTGCCCCACCAACGAGGCGCTGGCCGAGACGCTGGGATATGCGAGCCCTTCGAAGGCGTCGGACCTTATTTCGCTGCTGGAGACGATGGGCTTCATCACCGTCGAGCGCGGCAACGACCAGCGCATCGTCACGATCGTGAAGACGGGCAAGCGCACCGCCGGCCATATCGCCCGGCGGCAGCGGAAGGGCGGCTGGACCGAGGATCAGGATGCCATCCTGATGGACGGGATCGCCGAGGGCCACACCTTCGCAGCGGTCGGCAAAATCCTGCACAAGAGCAAGAATGCCTGCATCGGCCGGTTCCGCACCCTCGCCGCCAGCATGGGGCATCAGGCGTCATGACCGGGAAGCGCGTCACCCCCAGGCGATGCCTGGCGCTGCAGAAAGAGCATGCGCCGCTCGCCGACTCCGAATTCCAGATGCGCAAGGCCGCGCACCGGCAGGGCAGCGAAGCGCTGTGCGACGCGATTGAGGATCTGATCGCCCGGACGGCCGCCCGCATCGACGTGCCGGCGCAGTGGCAGCACCGCCGCCTCGCCTTCGCCCGCGCCTATCTCGGCATGGAGGTGCGGTGACATGGCGCAGGCGGATCAGCCAAATGGAAGCGAGCAATCGCAGATCGAAGAAATCATCGGCCTTTGCCGCCGTCGCGCATTCCGAGCCGAAGAGAAGCTCCGCGCCGCGCAGGCGGAACTGCGCGCCGCCTATTCATCCCTGTCCGCCGCCGAGCAGCGGCTGGCGCGCTGGATCGAGGCCAATCCCGACCCTCAGCGGTCCATATTCGAGGAACTGTCCAATGTCTGAAGGTAATATCGCAGGCGATCAGCTGCGCCTGTTTATCGAGCGCATCGAGCGGCTGGAGGAAGAGAAGAAGGGCATCGGCGACGACATCAAGGAAGTCTATCTGGAGGCCAAGGCCAACGGCTATGACGGTAAGATCATGCGCCAGATCGTCCGCCTGCGGAAGATGCAGCCGCACGACCGGCAGGAGATGGAGGCGATCCTCCAGACCTATCTCGCCGCGCTTGGGATGGAATAAGCCGCAGTGGCAGCATCGTGGTTCCAAACGCCGCGCAGGCGCGCGGGCAAGAAGGCGGGCGGCGTCGCGCCGGCCGGGATGCAGGAGCGCCCAGTCCAGCGCGGCGCCATCCGTCTGCTCGCCATGCATCGCATCGAGGCGGTGCATGTGCCCAATGGCACACACCTGGCCGGCGACAAGCTGGCGCGCGTCAAGCAGATGGCCGCGTTGCGCAAGGATGGCCTGCGACCGGGCTTTCCCGACCTGATCCTCTTCGGGCCGCGGCCGCTGCAGATCGGCTTCGTGGAAGTGAAGCGCGAGATCGGCAATGGCCTGTCGGAGGATCAAGAGGGCTGGCGCGACGACCTGATCGCCTGGGGCTTCCCATGGGCGATGATCCGGCAGCCGGAAGAGGCGCTGGATGTCGTGCGCGGCTGGGGGTGGATCAGGTGAGTGTCATCGCGTCTGCCTTGAAGCATATGCTCGCCTTCGGCATGCCCCACGACGCCATCATCGCCGCCGTCGCGGAGATGGAAGCGACCATGGCCAAGGATCCTGTCGCCGAGAAGCGCCGGGCCTATGATCGTGAGCGCAAGCGCGCCGAACGGGATGCTGCACGAGCGGACATGTCCACCGGACATCCGCCGAAGTCGGCGGAGTCCGAGGATTACGCGGACATTGCGGACACGCCCCCCTCTCCCGCCCCCTCCCCCTTCCTTCCCCCAGACCCCCAACCAAAACCCACCCCCACCCACACCCCCGCGACGGATACGCGCGCGCGTAAGGGCACCCGGTTGGCTGAAGATTGGGAACCCGTTCAGCTGAACGCCAAGCACAGCGCCATGGTCGCAAAATGGCCGCCTGGTGCCTTTGTCCGGGAGCGGGAGAAATTCCGAAACTACTGGCTCAGCAAATCCGGAGCCGGCGCCACGAAGACCGATTGGCAGCGAACTTGGATCAACTGGCTGCTCTCAGCCGACGAAAGGATGCCCCGCGATGGGACAGGAAATCGCCATTCAACACCAGGGCAGCACGGCTCTGGCTTCCGCGACCCCGTTCTCTCTGACCTCGCTTATGGCGTTGGTTCCTGACTGGCTGCATCGTGGCCTGTTCGAGGACGATCACTTTGCCCTGCCTCAGGTGATCCCTACTGGCGGCCCGAAGCAACTGCGCGATGTCGCCCAGCGGTTCCGTGACAGCCTGAGCGATTTCGCGGTTCGCCGATTTGTCCGGGATGAGATCGTGGAGGAGGGCAAGCCGCCGCGCCGGATCTTTGACGATCCGCTCGATCAGATCCTGGGAGAGTTGCGGCTCCGCACGGTCATCCGGCAGGAACATCAGGAGGAGGCTCGTGCGCGTTTCCGCCTCCTGCGCGACGATTGCCGCAAGCACCCCACCGAAGCGGTGCGTGAAGGCGCAGTCGCCTATGCCCTGAAGAACAAGTTCTTCCCGGCCGGCTATGCCGAGATCCGCCCCTTCATCATGTCGGCCGAAAACAAACGAGCCCGCACCATGCACCGCCTCCTGCAGACGGCTGACAAGGCCGAGACGCTCATGGAGCGCCAGGCCCGCGTCGACGCCGATCCTGTCGACCCTGCGGAG